TTTTCAATTTCAAGCGCTGACAACAAAATTTCTTTAATTCTTTTTTCTGAAATTTTATTTTCCAAATGATTATTGAATAGATGTATTGCAAAATCACAATGTAAATTTTCATCTTTAAAAATCAAGGCATTTGCGTTACATAATCCTTGCATTATACCTCGTGATTTTAACCAAAAAATGGAACAGAATGAACCTGAAAAGAAAATACCCTCAACCGCCGCGAACGCTACCAATCTTTCTTGGAAAGATGCGTTGTTTATCCAATTAAGAGCCCAATTGGCTTTCTTTTGAACTGCGGGGAGATGTTCGATCGCCCTGAAACATTCCAATTTTTCATTTGGATCTTTAATATATGTATCAATCAATAATGAATACATTAAAGAATGGATATTTTCCATTGCCAACTGAATACCATAGAAAAATTTAGCTTCGGGGTATTGTACTTCTCTATAAAAGTTTTCAGCCAAGTTTTCATTGACAATTCCGTCAGAAGCCGCAAAAAATGATAATACATTTTTAACGAAAAACTTTTCGTTATCAGACAACATTTCCCAATCTCTGATATCGCCACTCAAATCAACTTCTTCAGCAGTCCAAAATGCGGCTTGATGTTTTTTATAAAATTCCCATATATCGTGATACTCAATGGGAAAAATAACAAAACGGTTTGGGTTTTCTTTTAAAATTTGTTCCATAATTAATTTAATTTTTGATCTTTTTCTTTTCTTTTATCCATCAATTCTTTCATTCTTTTACGACGTTCTTCCTCTTTGTTTTCTTCATGACCCAAGAATGTTGTAGATGATTCAACATCTATTTCAAGCATCGCATTGTCAAATTTACAATTTTCAAAGATTATACCATCATCTCCGATACGAGATTTTGTAATGGCAATTGTTGCCAATTTCATTTCCTTTTGTTGTAATGTCTTAGCAACTGATATAATAACGTGACCAACTTGAGCTTTCTTAATAGAACCCCCCATTTGATCTGTGGTAACAACCTCTGATGAAATTGAACTACGATTACCTTGAGTTGCCGTCCATCCAACCAAACTTAATTCGTGACACATAGCTTCAAAACCTCTCATAACCGAACCTTCACTTTTCCATTCATCTTCTAACTGCCTATCAGGTAAAACACAATCAATATAATCCAATAAAACCATATCAATTTGCTGACCATCGGCAATTAATTTTCTTATTGAATTTTTAATCTGATTCATAGACAACGTATCTGAAGCATATTTTTGTAAAATTAGTTTATTTTTCATTGATCCTTCAACTTCTTTTACTTTATTTATCGCTTCATCCTTTTTTACGGTCAAATCGTCAGGGTGGATCCCTGTCCATAATACGATGTGTTTTCTTTGAATGATCTTTGGATTATCCTCAAAAAATATTTGAAGTACATTATAACCCAAATTAAATGCGTGATTTGCTATCTTAGTGAGTAGGGTACTTTTTCCAACCCCTGTCGGGGCAAGTATAACACCAATCTCACCTTTAGCCAATCCACCTTTTAATAACCTATCAATACCAGGAATACCCATAGGGATTGGATGTCTGTAATCCTCGTTTAAAACATCGTCCAAGTTTGAGAAAACATCCATAAGTGAAATTTCTCTTTCTCCGACTTGTAACGCATTTTTAAATAATTCCTCAATTGTGTCATAACTTTCAAACTCACCACCATCAATAATTTTCTGAGCCTTTGTCATGGCTTTTGAAACTTCTTGTTGCTTACAAAATTTCAAAGCCTTTTCTTGAACAAATTGAAGTCCTTCAACGTTAATATCTTTGATTTTTTTTATTGTGTCAATCACAACCTTTGCAACGGTTTCTTGAGGTAATTCGCTTCTTGTAATTTGGTTTAGCGTTTCAAACGATGGTGATGCTTCGTACTTTTTGAAATACTCTTTAATCATTTGTAAAATGATTTTGAAGTATTTGTTTTCAAAATAGGTTGGTTCAATAACATCAATAATAGAATGGGCGAACTCCTTATCAATGACAAGTTGGTTAAGTAATTGTAACTGAAATGTTTGTCCTAAATATTCAAAATTTTTCTCTGTCGCCATATAATTTCTCTTTGATGTATTGATAAATATTACACATCCAAACTATAATTCATATAATCAAAACTTAATTTTTTTGTTGAAAAAATCTCGGTTAGGGCTGTCAGAATGGGTTTTAATTTTGGTCGAAGATCGACTGTGTATCTAACTTTGGGCGGATAAACCTTCGCGTCGAGATACCTTGAATATAATACACTTTCACCATTTTTAATTGTTAATGTGAATTTTTCAGGACCATTTAAAAACGATGTTTCCATAATTTCAGGGTTTTCAAAAATCTCATATTGATTGTCCATCATATAAGTCGCAGTTCTAACTCTTAGATTATCACGAAATTCTGTAATAAACTCCTCAATAAATTCATGCAATTCCACTGAATTTTTTGCCTTTGGATTATACCCCCTCACATTAAAAAATCTTTGGACGATAATGTTTTCATTCACTTTTAACAAAAATTCCAATTTTGTTGTTTCTTGATCTTTCATAATTTGTTTTTTTGGTTTTTAAATTTTGTTTTTTCTTTTCTTGTTAGTTTTAGTATTGGTTTTAAAAATTCAACCCATGCGTCGTCTTTTTTTGGTAGGTATTTGAATAACCCATCTTCCATCATCATTTTAATTAGATTTTTATAACCTCTCCCATCAGGGTCTAATGTCTCACTATAATATTGATTAACAATTTCTTTAGCTTGATCTGTAATGAGGGGGCTTGATAAATCTATTATTTTTTGATTTATCGTAAAAAACTCTTCACCATAAATTCCTTCTTTTGTTCTTCCTGTAAGTAAATTTTTAAGTGCGACATTTTCTTTATCTTCTTTTAAAAGTGTTTCTGCTTTTGATAAAATATCATCAAATGATACTAAATTTTCAAGTACCTCAGGGAATAATTTTACCAATGTTTTTTCACCAAATAACCTTATACCATCAATATTATCAGATGTGTCACCACAAAGGATTTTAACGGTCTTGATATTAAAGTGGGGGAACTCTAAATCTTTATTTTTAACCATATCACCCATCTTATATGTTTTTTTTGCGTTGGGTGAATAAACTGACACCTTACCTGAAATAAGTTGTGTAAGATCCCTATCCCCTGAAAAGATGGTTATTTGTTCATTCTCAGCTATTTGACAATAATATGATATAAGGTCGTCGGCTTCATTATTATCAACCTCAATTTGTCTTACAAACATTTCTTCCAAATATTGTTTTATTCGTTCTTTTTGTCTGTAAAATGATTCCTTTTTTTGATCAGTATCTGTTGATGACCTTTGCTCTTTATATTTGGGATATATTAACTTACGTGAGGATGAATTTGAATCTCCGTCCCACATAACTACCACCTTGTCAAAGTTTTGTTCTTCTATGAACTTACGGAGGGTATTTAAGAAATGATAAATACCTCCGATATGTTCTCCTTTGTGGTAAAATTCTTTGACTCCATAGAAGCCTATCTTGAGCAGATTATTTGCATCTACGAGCAATGTTTTAGTCATCTTTTTTTATTCTTCTGGTTTTTCTTCTTTCAATTCAAAATCACCATCCACGACTCAATAGATGCCTTTTCTTCTGCAGGTTCTTTACCCGCCATGAATCCGTGTGGTGTAACTATAATCTTACCGTCTTCATAACCAAGTCCGTTTATGTGATTTTTCAAAACAGAAACTTTGGTTCTTGTGGCAAATTTAACAGTTCTCTTGTCTTTTGTTGCGGTAATCTTTGTAGTACCAGCACCTTTTTGATTACCAAACAAGAATACTAAAGATGAATTTAACCAAATAGCCTCACCACCTTTTGCTTTAATTTTTGCTTGACCGAAAGGATTGTCAGGTAACTCAACCCACGGTTGATTCACAATAATCAACGTATTTTCATATTTACTATCTGATTTACGTGACCCTGAAATTCTTTGATTAATACCCATACCTATTTTATCTGCAAGAACTGCCGCATTGTGTTGACGACCACCCTTTCCGTCATATGTCATTTTACACGGAACGGACCCCACACTATCCCAGAGAAAACATAATGAATAATCTAAATCACCCTTTTCTTGAGCATCCAATAGTTCATTAATATAATCGGTAATTTGTTCGATATATTGAAATGAGTTGTTAAATAAAAAGAACCCATCCCAATCCATTTCTCCTGTTGACTCATCAACAACCTCATCACATTCAAATCCCATCATCTTTGCGTGGTCAAATGACCATTTTTGTTCAGTGATAATG